ATCGACTCGAACGATGCGCGCCCGTTCTTTTACTGCACCTGTGGACAGGCGCATAACCACCCGTATTTCAGACTGCCAAAAACACAATGGGTAAAGCAGTATCAGAAGACGTACACGGGTAGGCGCAACGTGGGGGAGTTCTCTGAATGAACATAACCGCCAATGAAAGCAAGACTGAAATCCATCTGACGCAAATCGACAGTAAGCAACTTTACGCCGCACTATTGGAAGAAATCAATGCGACTTATGATTTTATATTAAATGTGAACTTTGAGAAAGTTCAATCAAACAAGGAGATTAAATAATGATGAAAACAGAACAACTTGTTTGTGATGAATGTGATACGCAAATAGGTTATGTCATTTATCAAAGATGGATTGATTTTGATATGTGTTTATGTTGCGGTTGCATGGAAAAACGCTTATTAAAAGGAACATATTTGGAGGAGAGAAATGAAAACAGAATGGGTGAAAATCCCGTATAAAAGCAGATTGGATGAATTTAGTATTGTACCTTTAGGCGACAGCCATATCGGCAACAAAGGGTGCGAAAGGCAGAAATTAAAAGACATGGTGCAATGGATAAAAGACAAACCGAATTGTTACTGGATAGGGATGGGTGATTATATCGACTGCATAAACTACACAGACGCACGGTTCGACCCGACTACAATCGAAAACAAGTATCTGCAGGATTTAAGCAACTGCGTACCGATGCAAGTCGAAGATGCGATAAAGATATTAGAACCAATCAAAGACAAGTGTTTGGGGATGCATCGGGGAAACCACGAAGAAAAAATCCGATTACACTATCATTTCGATGTCATGCACGAATTTCAAAAAGAATTTAACATAAAACTTTTGGAAGATTCTGCATTGATACGACTCACATTCGCAAGGGAAGGAAGCAACGAGAAGAACGCCTTTGACATATTTAGCATGCACGGGCGTGTCGGGGGAAGGAAAGGTGGAAACAAGATAAATTGGTTAGAAGACCTCATAGGATACGTCAACGCGGACATCTATCTGATTGCACACGCACACATCAAAGCATCGGAAATCAAGACGCAATTGTATGGCGACAACAAGGTGCATATCAAACAGAAAAAGAAGATATTGGGTGTCACTGGTTCGTTTTTAACGGGTTACACGGAAGACAGTAGTTCATATTGTGAGAAGTGGATGCTTCCACCGACAGACATCGGCGTGATTAAATTGGTGATAATACCGAATAGGGGTGACATCCATGTTTCATTATAGTGAAGAGATGAAAACATTTTCAGATATTGATAATATTCAAATTTACATTGGACTTGGAAATTTTCATAATGCAAGATATGTAATTGGAAATTATTTACCTATGAAACTAAAATATGGCACGGGATTTATAGATGCTTATTTCAATCCACCAAATCACATATTTCTTTGTGGAGTTATGTTGTGGAAAGGACATTTGAGTTGTAAAGACGATAGTGTATGGTCAGATATACTTTCACATGAAACGATGCATTATGTTTTATTCAAATATATTGGTGAAGAAGCACGAGTTAAATTTGACAACATATCAGGACATTCTGGCGAATATGGTCACGATGGTTTTTCAAAGGAGGAAAAATATGATTAACGACATAATCGCGGTGATCTTCTTCTGGCTTTTTGCAGGCGGAATATTGACCTGGCTTTTCAGAGACCATTTTAGGAGGAATAAACAATGAATGAAAGCAAATATATCGACGTTGTTTTTTCGACGCAATATAAGAAATTCAAACCGCTTACGGATGCAAGGCGATATGTTGAGAAACTGTTGGATGGTGAATTATGAAGAATAAAATCAAACAAATTTCTAAATGGGGACTTGACAAACATTCGGAAAAGATAGTGCGAAAAGAACTTAAAACATGGTTGCAACTATTCATAAACCAAGCAAACGGGCGTGAGGGCAATATCTACCGTGCCGACTTTGAAAAAGCCGACTTCTTTTATTTCACAGACTGCACGGATTATATAAGCAAGGAAGTCGAAGGCAAAGCACAAGAAATGAATGAATTTATTTTGGCAAGAAAAGACAAGGTATTCACGCAGATGTTCATCAAGGAATTGTTGGGTGAACTCAAACCCATGAAAATAAAGTGTTCTCATTGCGGATACGATGATAAATTCATTTTTGCAGTGCAGAATGGTCATGCGGTCACTTGTCCTAAATGCAGTCTTACTAACTTCAATGCATATCCGCAGGATTTCTGGGAATCAGCACAGGATGTCGTCAAGATGTGGAAAAAGTTAGGAATAATAAAAGACAAAAAAGAGGATGGTGAATAGATGGTCGACAAGTGTCCCAAGTGCAAAGGCAAGGTCGAAATCATCTTCTTCAAGGAACACAAACTCTGGCACTGTAAGAGATGCAAAAAGGCGTATCCAATAATCGAGGAGAAAGAATGAACGACAAAGACCACAAATGCCATTATTGCGGGAATACACTGAAATACAAGGGCAACAGGCAGTTCTACTGCAAGAAGTGTAAAAAGGGGTTTGAAATGGAAAGGGAATTTGAAAAGAGGAAAGAGAAATAGAAATGTACGACATATTATTTGTATTGAAATTGGCGTTAGTATTCGTCTACGCATGGTTCACGTCATTCCTTTGGCACGAACTCGGACACATCAAATGCGAACATCTCTCAGACACGGGCGACATACAGGTGTTTGATTTAAGTATGCAGGCATACAGGAACAACGCCACGAACGACGCGTGGTTCTATTATGCGGGGGGAATACTAAGCGGACTATTGCACATCATTATCGGCTTGCTTTGCACCGATCTAGTCTTTAAATTCGGCTTTCTTACTGTCGGCTTCGTGAATCTTGCATACGGTTTCTTCGAGGGGCACTTCCTGCCCAAATGGGGTGACACAAGACGATATAAGATTGGAAGGTACGCCGTATATCTGTCTATAGTAGTGATTGCGTTAATAATTTGGTGGGTGATCAGATGAACGACAAATTATATGACATTCTATGTACGATTGCGTTTATATCATCATGGATTGCAGTAATTTTATGCGTATTGGTTTATACTGGAGTGATTAAATGACCGAAGATGATTGTAGTAGCAACTTTAAGAAAGTTGCGTCAAAAGAGAATAATTGGATTGGAATAATTACACCAACAAAAGACGGAAAATATGCAGTTGCACGGGCAACAATTACAGATAGAAAAAAGAATATTGAAACATTAAATGATTGTGCAATTAAAGTATCTGATGCTGAAGGTAAAAAATCTGATTTAAAATATCCCTTTGTTTTACTTGATGATATCGAAACCCTCAGACGGAAACTCATTGCCGATCTTGATGATTTGAGTGATTTTGAAGGCGACCCATATATAGAAAGACCGAAAGAAGAAATAATTAAAATTATCAACAAACGATTTGCCTTTGAAGAAACTAAAGACAAAGGTGCGCCATGTTAAACTTTGTGAAAGTTTAATCAAAACAAAAAGGGAAGTATTGGTGGGGGAATTAAAAGGATGCCATATAAAGACAAACAGAAACAGAAAGATTATCTGAGAAAGTATCGCAAAATAAACCGAGTCGAGAAATTGGGTACGACAGATTTTGATGAACATATGACGACAAACAAAGACGGTTCGCCAGATTTTGTTAAAGAATCGCAAGAAATAAAAGAAGAATTAAGAAGATTAAGACTTTGTAAAAAATAGTTTTTTATCCAATAACTATTGGTAATATTTATATATATGTTCTTTTGGGTTTCATCCTTATATTGAGAATAGTTTTCTCAAATCATTTCAGGGGCGCTTTAAATAGCGGGTGGATGGTGGGCAAACAATTATGACAGACATTGTAAGATGTGACAAATGCAACAAACCTGCATCGCTTGTCAACGACAACTGGGTCTGTCACGATTGCAAGATATTCATAGCAAAGAAACCCGAGGTCTACAGCAGGGTTGTGGGATACATACGACCTGTGGATCAATGGAATAAGGGTAAACGACAGGAATTTGAGGATAGAGTAGAATTTAAAAATGAGTGAAAGTGATTTAGCATTTGATGACAGACGCCGACACGCAATGACGTTAGGTGAACGATTAGATAGAATGAGTGTCCAACATATTAAATCATTAAGCAAGAAACTAGAAGGTTGTGTGCCGAAATCATAACCAGAGCCAAGAGTATCTTTTTAATCGGCGTGGATTAGAAGACCTATATAGGCATTTGTTTCACTCTGTTTATGACGGTATATCACAACCCTTTTAGATAAAAGCGTCAACGGAAAAACATGGATAAAGAACAGCAGATTGAAGACGACTTTTTTAATTGGTTCTATTTTTACGGAAGGAAGCATTTAGATGACAGATAATACAGCACAAAACGGCACAAAGGATATTACTCCCGAGCAAGAGACTTATTTAGAATGGCTTTGCAAACCTGTGCCATTGAGGACACCAAAGACAAAGGTAGAGTATTCTGAACAAACAGGGATACCGCGACGCACCATGTATAATTGGGAAGGTAATGCTGTTTTTGACGGAGAAAGAATAAAGAGAATCAAGCAGTACCATAAGAATTACACACCTCAGGTACTTCAAGCGGTCTACGATAAAGCCGTAAGTGGCGACATGACTGCGGCAAAGTTATTTTTAGAGTTTGTAGAAGGCACAGATAATAAATTGAAAATCGAGCATTCTGGGGAAAATATCAAGATAGTTTTTTATGACGCAGATAAAGATAGAAAGACCGAGAAAGTTCCTGCCGAAACAACAGGAAGTTCTTGATGCACTCAAAGAATATAGGTATGTTCTATACAGTGGGGCATTTGGTGCAGGAAAAACGATTTTGTTATGCAACGCAATCTTAGGGAAGGCGATAGACAACCCAAAAAGCAGATGGCTTATTGGTTGTCAGACTTACCCTATGCTTCGGGATACTGTTATTCATACTTTCTTTGAGGAACTGGACTTGTATCAAAGCGCATTAAAAGAGAAAGGGATTAACATCGAACTCACGCAGTCATGGAATAAAAGCGAAACGATATGGCATGCATACAACGGCAGTGAGATTCTATTTAGAAGTTGCGAAGAACCGAGCAAGTTTAAATCCCTTAATTTAGACGGTTTTGGCTTAGACGAACCAGTGGACATCGACGAGGGTATCTTCTTGATGCTGCAGGGGCGTTTGCGGGGCACGTCGGTTAAGAATCAAATAGGGTTGCTGACGGGCAACCCATCAGGATATCTGAGTTGGGTGTATCAGTATTTCTTTGGGGAAAAAAAGCGACCAGAATACAAAGTAATCGAGACATCGACATATGACAACACATTTTTGCCGCCACAATACATCAAGAGTATGGAAGACTCATACGATGTCGACTACACAAGGCGTTATCTGCAGGGAAAGTGGGGCGACTTCGAGGGTTTGATTTATAAGGACTTTAAGAAAGAGAAGCACGTAGGCGATTTCAGTGGCAAGGTTTTCAAACACTACATTGCAGGATATGATGACGGATACCGTAATCCTGCTTGTCTGCTTATTGGTGGCGTGGATGCTGACAACAAGTTGACCATCATCCACGAATACTACCGAAAAGACCGCACAAACGACGAGATTGCCGAGGACATAAAGCCGTTGTTCCTCAAGTATCAGTTCAGAAAGATATTCTGCGACCCATCAGGGCTTAACGCAATCGAGACATTCAAACGCAAAGGTATGCGGGCAGTGGACGCAGACAACACACGCATAGGCGCAAACAGTGGGATGAGCAAAGTCAAGTCGTTGTTCAAACAAGACATGATTTTTATTGATGTATCCTGCAAGAATGTCGTCAAAGAGTTAGAATCATATCGATATGAGAAAGACAAGGCGACGGGCAACTACAACGAAGAACCCGTGAAGAAAGATGACCACGCCGTTGATGCATTGCGATATCTAGTGAGTGAATATGAACCATTTAGGAAGTTTGTCATGCCCGTCAGTTTTGACAGGTAAGGAACGGCAACAGGAATACATGATTTATCTGGCGATAACGAAATTGTTGGGTACGATGGAAAGCGAGTTTGAGGTCTACAACCGCAACATGAAGTTTTTTACTTGAAACTTTTGGAAAGTTTCATCAAACGAGGGGGAGTAAATGGGATATTGGAAAGAAAGGGCGAAGGTAAGATACAACTTACAAGAACCAAGTACAGCCGCAAAAAAACAGTTCTATTTTGGGATGGCAGATGAGAAAGCGCCGAACACGGGCATCTCGCGGGAAACACTGGGTGACGTGATGGTTCAAGAACCGATGATCCGCAAGGCGATATGGAAGGAGAATAAAGATATCTTCTCGGCATGGTTTGAAATCGTGAACAAGGAGACGGGTGACGACATGGACCCTGCCGACCAGGTTTTGATAGAGGATTTCAACAAGAAGTCGAACATAAAATACAAGTTGCAACTCGGCGGTGTCAGTGCAAATACCTTTGGCGATGGATTCATAGAGATTGTTTTCGAGGAATTAAACGCAAGTATAACGGATGACATCCCCACATCTGCGCCAGTCGATTTGAATGTATTGGATGCGGCGTACATCGACAAGACGGCAAGAAAAAGCAAGACGGACGACGTCGAGTATTACATCTACAAGACCGCACCGTTGAAAGGCAAGAGTTCGGAGACGTTCATGCATCCAAACCGCATCATACATATCGTCAAGAAACGTCTGCCTGGACACCTATTCGGTATAAGTGATATCTACACTTGCCATAGGATTCTCACATCTAAGATGAACGCGGACAAGTATTTCGGTGAGTTCATCGAGTGGGCGGGAAGCGGTATTTTTGATGCGACATTGCAGGGTGCATCGGACACGGATTTAAAGGAAGCGGAAAAGAAACTCACAACTAGAAAAAAAATAAATCTGCATGATGAGAACACGACATGGCAGGTTCTTAATCCATCCATGATGTCGCCAAAGGAATTTTATGACTATTTCTTCATCAACATCGCCGCAGTATTAGATATGCCGCAGTATGTTTTGACGGGGGTTCAACCAGGACAACTGACAGGCAGTGAGATAGGTCTTGCGGACTACTACAAGAACATCATAAACCTGCAGGAAACAATCTTCACGCCGATTTTGGAAAGAATCTATAAGTTGGTTTTAGAGGGCAACGGCAGTACATTCGACAACTATGAGATTGTTTGGAACAATATTTATATAGATGAGACAAGCGAAGCACAGATTTTCAAGTTGCGTTCGGAGGGTGCAAAATTGATGATGGATTCCTTTGCGATAAACGAGGATGAGTACAGACAGATTGCAAAGGATGGCATCGAGAAATTAAGTGGGAAAAGTGTCCTTGAGGGTGCGGTACCTATAAAACAACCGCCACCACCGCCTACAACAATCATACAACCGATACCAACGCCGAACCCTGTGAACGTCCCTGTGGCGACTCAGCGTTTCTATGCGGGACTTCTGACGACTGAGGAGAAGATGAAAATCGAAAGGGAGAAAACACTCGGCGAATTGGAATTAAAAGCGCAGGAGAAACGCCTAAAGGAGGCGAAGGAAAAATCAGAGGTGAAAAATAAATGAAGCGAAATCTACTTGTAAGAATTCAAAAGAGAAAAGGAAAGTAAAAAAATGACATACAAATTCTGTGGAAAGCACGCATGTTTCTATGGTGAGGGCGACTGCGAGAAATGTCCGAGATGCGTGGATGAGGGGAAGGCAAATGAGTGCAGTTGAATCAGTTGAAATTTCATTTAATGCATTTTACACCGAATATATTGAAAGTTATGTTGGATCGCAATGGTTTTAAAATTAAAACTTCCGAATGTGAAACTCGTGGATGCGACACACACGACGATGTTGCGGGAAAGTTACAGAAAGAAACTGCAAGGATTATTTAACAAATTTGATAATGAATTGAAACCAGGTTTAATGCGCATGTTGGATAGGAATGTGGAATTGGCGACAGTCAAAAAGGGATTCTTAAAAGAGTTCAGTGACAAGTTGAATACGACTGCAGACGCAACAATCTATGCAGGTGCGCCTAAAGTAATTAATGACAGTATCAAGAACAGTTACAGCATTGGCAAGAAAAGGGCATCTAAAAATCCACGTTTGAATACAATCAAGATTGACCCGCAACTGAGTATCTACGACATGCGTGCAATCGAGGATTTAAACACAAGGAATCTCGGCTTGGTCACAAAGATGACCGAGGATATGAAAGCGAATCTGTTGGGAATAATGACAGATGGGATAAAGCAAGGGATGGGAACAAACGAGATCGCCAAGAACATAAGCAACCAAATAGGAATCGACAGTGCACGGGCGAAGACCATCGCACGCACGGAAATCGCATATAGTTATAACACGGCAATCTCAGAGACATATCAAAAGGCGGGCATTTCACAGTGGCAGTGGTTGGCGACTTTGGGATATTATTGTTGTGACATCTGCCAGGAAAATCACGGGCAGGTGTTTGACTGGGGTGATCCTGAACCGCCAGAACACCCAAATTGTTTGTGTACGATTTATCCAGTCGTGGAGGGCGCATGAACATATCAATACGATTGGATGGTTTTGAAAAATTACAGGTGGATTTGGGGAAGATTGTCAACAAGGAAAAAGTAAGTAATGCACTCGAACAGTCTGCGATTCTTGTTGAGGGTGAAGCAAAATTAAGATGTCCAGTCGCAACGGGACGACTTCAAAAGAGCATTATGCACCACAAAATAAGCGACTTGACGCAGGAAGTCAGGGCATCTGCGGATTACGCTGACTATGTCGAGTACGGCACGTTCAAGATGGAGGCGGGCACACCAGAAGACCCGTACGTTTACATGGGTCCTGTAAGTGGCAAGTTCCCGAGTTACCGTCCGTTTTTGCGTTCTGCGTTGTACGACAAGACCGACCAGATAATCAAGTTGATTGAGAAATCATTGAGTGAGAATAATGTCTGAGGAGATGTTTATCGGAGTTCCAAAGGATGACTTACCGTCGTGTGAATGCGGTAAACCTCTGATATGGTGCATGGATACATTGGTATGCACAAATCTTGAATGCCCACGTGGGAAATTAGATGAAATAACGATAGCCGACTTAATGTGGATGAAAAATCAAAAGGAGAAACAGAAATGAAAATGATATATGGATGTGGACGACCAAGTGGGGGATGTTGTCCTAAAGTGGAATATGACGTGGCGAACGACACGGTGGACATAACAGATGATGACGGCGACATAGTGAGCATGACGGCAGAACAGTTCAAACGCATTGTGAAAGACACCTACGAGTTCCTATGATATGTGTCAAATGCAAACGAAGGTTCGGCAAAACGGGTGTAAACTATTGGAGTATAGAATTGGGAATGTGTGGTAATTGTGGAAGAAAAGAAGAATAATCACGAAGTAAAGCAAGAGGAAAAATATGAACCGTTGCCCGTAAAAGTGGGTGCATTTGATGAAAAGGCAGTACAGGCATTTCAAGAACTGTCACAAAGGAATAACGAATTAGCAGCATTGGTAAAGCAAGAAGAACAGACACGAATACAATTAATCAACCTCAAGAAAGCAATAACAGATTTGGAACTTGAGAAGGAATTTAAAATAGAAGATATAATCGTGCCGATGGGTGGATTCCAAAGGCATCTTAAGAAAGAGGAAAAGAGCAAGTTCATACAACATCACATAGACTCATTTCATATGTTGGAAAACCAATACGTTGGTATAGTCGCACAGAGAAAACACCGTGAGGATGAGTTCAACGAATCAACGATGAGGACATTAAAATATCTATGGCAATGGACACTCGCGGGACATAAATTGAAGGATAAGGAACTTTTTGAAAAGGTGAACACATCTGACGGAAATGAATTACCTATGGCGGACAGGTTGCCGACAATATTGCGTGATAATAAGACTCTTGATGAATTAGTAAAAAAGGCGAAGGAACTGAAATAATGTCAGATATAATATTCGCAGATGACCCAAAACTCAAGATGCGTTTAATTGCATGGTACGCGCAGCGCGAACTTACGAAACAGGCAAAGTCATACGGCATTGTGATACCTGAAGGCAAGACTGTCTTGGATGTTGTGCATGATGATCTGTTTAATTCACCCAATCCAGTCATACGAAAGATACACACAAATCTTATCGAAGCAGGTTCGCACATGGGAACGCATTATCATAAAGGCATAATCATCGACTTGGGTTCGTTCTTGATGTGGGTGTGTGACAAAGACACGGCGTATCGTGACCCTGCATTTTGGATATTGAATGAAATATTAAATGATGAAACAATACGAAAAGAATTACCTTATTATGTCAATCCGCCAGAGAAATGGTACTGTCCGACATGGCAAAAGACAAAGGCGAATACGAAAAAATTACAGGATGAAAATAAAATAGGGCAATTTGACATGGCGAAAGATGAAGATATTTTTGTGCCTGTAAAACAGCAGATTAAATGGCAGGGTATCATAAAAAAAGAGATTGAAGACGAAGTCAAAAAGGCAAATTCAGAAGTTAAATAATTTTAGATTTTAATAATGGAATTACACTTTGCAAATCATGTCATAATTATGTACATCATTCTGCAATAAATATTTTAAACGAACAATAAGGACGGTGAGGATTATACCTGATGTTAAAGTTGGGGAAAGTGAGAAGGATTACATCAGTCGGTGCATTCCGATTGTATTAAAGGATGGGACAGCAAACGACAACAAGCAGGCAACGGCAGTCTGTTATGCCATGTGGCACAAGTCAAAGGGATACTCAGCAAAGGGCAACGAGGACATGGCTATCCCAACACAAAATGAACCTAAAGATACATTTATTCAAAGGTGCAAATTAGAAAAAGCAGTTGGTTGGGATGCAAGACCGATATACATGCCGCAACAACCAGGTGGTGATGATACGACACCAGATGGTGGGAGAGGACAGCAATCAGCACCAAAGAAAGAATTATATACATTTGATGCGGACTGCGACCAGGCAATCGAGTTTGTATCGGACGTTAAAGAACAATTTAGTAATACTGAAGGCAACAAATATACGGCGGTTGCAGTCATAGGAGACAGGTTTTATCATGGTAAATTTCTGGCATTCAGTGAGATATCAAAAGCCGCAGAATCAATGAACGGTGCATATCACGACATAAACCATTGGGGGACGACATACACGGACGGCAACCCGAACATAGAGTATATAATCGGGTATCAGAAGAACACAACAGTCGATCCGATAAGCAAGAAGATGAAAACGGACATCTTTGTGAACGAGAAAGCACCACATTACAACACGTGGAAGAATTTTATAGATGTCAGCAAGGACGCAGGGCGCACACCGAACGTAAGTGTGTCTTTTTGGGGTTCTAACAAGAAAGTGAAAGCGAATGAACTCCCGACAGGGACTAGTTTTCAGCAACAGGGTTATGAGGAGAATGACGAAGTGCCGTATCTTTACGACCTGCAATTTCAGGCATTGAGTACGGTATTCCAGGGTGCATGTGATGACAAGGCGGGATGCGGGATTGGCATAGGATTAAATTTGAAAGAAATAGAAAAAGAGGTTGATAAATTGACAGAGGATTTAGCAGTTTGGACATCACAATACATCAATGACTTGCCAGATAGTTCGTTCGCATACATCGAACCTGGTGGGACTAAGGACAGTTCAGGCAAAACAACACCGAGAAGTCTTAGGCATTTTCCATATAAAGATGCAAGTGGGAAAGTCGACTTGCCGCATCTGCGGAACGCACTTGCAAGAGCACCGCAGTCACCGTTCGGCGACAAGGCGATGCCGAAGTTGAAGGCGGCTGCAAAGGCGGCAGGTGTGGGCAATTATCAAGATGAGGATGAGGTTAGAAAAAAGTTAGAATTAGAAATTGAGATTGAAAAACAAAGGAGGAAAAAATAAATGACTGAAAAAACAGTTGAACAACTCCAATTAGAGTTAGATGCTATACGAAAGCATAATCTCGAAGTGGAGTTGGCTGCAGAGCAAGTAAAAGTTGCAAAACAGCAAGAAGAACTCAAAAAGAAAGAACAAGAGGAGTTAGAAGTACGAATCACGGAGAAGGTGAAGACACAATTAGGTTACAACGGCAAGTCAAAACTCAATGAGACGGCAACTCAGCAATCCATGAATCTCACAGGGAACAAGAGTCTGGAACAATTCAAGGCATCATTCATAAAGACGGCGCAAAACAAGGGATTGAAGGTTTCAGGCAGGTCATACATCGAAATCATGGAAGGACTATCACAGGGCGAATACGCGCGAAAAGGGGGCAAGTAAATGGATACTTTAGAACAATTAACCGGAGATACAGAAGCTACGTCTTGGATACCAGTGGATATCTACGCAGATTTGATACTTGAGGCATCAGTCTGTTATGGTAAACTATCTGGTGTCGTGACTGCATTGGATTACGATGCTGCGCAGGGAACTGGTGGAATAGTACAAGTCCGTTATGTGCCTGCAAGAGTGGCACAAGGACCCATGCACGCATGTCAATGTCTGAGTGCAACTTCAAGTACACTTGGCACGTATTCAATCACGATTCAACCATATGGTGATTACGATGAAATGTGCAGTTACTCATTATGGAAGGCGAACGGACCAGTAAAAGACAAGATACTCAACGAGATGGCAAAGGGATTGGCATCTGCAAGAGACACCGCAATATGGGCGGCACTAATAGCAAATTCAGGACAGCGCTACCATTTACGTTCAGTTGCATCATGTGACCATCCAGTTTATAGTGCGTCATGTTGTTCGTTAAGAACTGATTTATACAACGGCATAGTCAACGTGGCAAAAAAGATGGAACACCGTGGGATGCATCCTGATTACGTTATGATGGACCCAACGATAGCGGCATACCTATATTACAAAGACGGCGAATTTCCGCCATCGTCAATAATGACACCCGCAATCAAATTCGATAGCAGTGACCATCTTATTGAAGTCGCAGGTCTAAAAGTCATAGAAACATGTAACGCCGCATCATGTACCACAGTAAGTGCAACCACAGTGGCGGTTATTATCGATTCTTCAAGAGCAGTCGGAGAGGCATGGGGAATGCATCCGAAGTTCGAGGAAGAACGCATACCATACTGTGACAAAGTGAGAGAAACAATCTGGATGTATTGGGGAACTCACGCACTAGACACAAATGCAATCGGACACATCATAAACGGTTAAGAGAGATAACTTCTCTCTTTTCTTTTTCTTTCTTTTTTGAGTTGAGACTATGAGGACGTTTAGGAATAAAAAGAATCACAAGGAAATTTATCATTTATCAAAATGTGAAGAAAAAAACAAGATAAAAAATTTTGAAGAAAATCAGGATTTTGAAGAACTTTTTAAATTGGAGGATTAATAATGAATCAACAAGAAACGATTTCTAAACCAGTCGGACAATTATCGTGGATTCTCTACGATGAGAATGGAAATGAGAAAGCAAACGGCATGACGATGAACCAAGTCCAGACGGCACATGCGACTGCAGTGGCAACACAGGTGGACAGTTCACCTGCTTTGGCAGCAGGACTATATCAATTTATGAAATGTGGTACTGGTGCGATGGGTGGTGTCGGTGCAACAGATTTGACAACTCCGTGTGCGGGTGCAAGAACTGCGGTGACATCAAGTACGTCTGCGGGTGCGGTAGTGACTACAGTATGTACATTTGGCGCAGGTACAGATTCAGGTACATTGACCGAGATAGGGATGTTTTCTACATTGGCTACTGCGACTATGATGACTACTGCGACGATTGCAGTCACAAAGGCGGCAGGAGATTCACTTCAGGCAACATGGACGGTCACATATAGTTAAACTTTAAGAAAGTTTAATCAAAAAGGGAGGTTAAAGGGATGGCTTTTAAGTCATACTTGGTAAATGTATATCCAGATACGGTTGAGTCTGGTTCGATAAACGTGAACATAAAGTTCGAGGACGTTGGACGTGGCGTTGTTATAACAAAGACGTACAAACTGTTCTATGCGAACTACGGTGCAGTACAGGCAGTCAAGGATATGATTGCGGATGAACGGTCAAAATTGAATCAGATGTACACGATAAAAGACAACCTGACTGCATATATCGGGCAAGAAATAACATAGGAGTTTTATGGTTGATCTAATTTCTGCGTCTACTGGCAGTATTACAACAGCAGTATTCAAGACTACAGAAACTGGGGCTACTTGTAAACAGATTTCACATGCCGCATCAACCGATACAACTGCAGCATGGGTACAAAGTAAATTTTTTACAATGACAAATGCTGATGTATTAGATGGTGTTCTGTGTTATTGCCAACAGTTGACCACGACAAGTACGGTTTCAGTTGCGATATTCAATGGTGCACTATTTGATCACGGACTTCAAGTAAATGCGACAGATTTGCCAACAAATCCTTCGTGGGTATTCTTTAAGTTCGCTGCGACATTGACGGCAGATGGTGGTGCAGATTATAGTGTTAGAATCAAGGCAGGTTCAGCAGCGAATGCAAAATTTTATTCTAGTACGACTACCGAATGGACACGTATTGTAAGAACAACCACAACAGCGACTGCTGCGGCAGCAGACGTTCTTTACATTGCGGGAGAACAGACTGGTGCGGCGGCAGAAACACCGATAACAATCTACATGAATTCCGTTGCAGCAACAGATTATGGTGCGATTGAAATAGGAAATATCGGTACGTTGAAATATGAAACGATGGGATCAAAGGCGTACATATTAAAAACAAGTGGTGTCATGGAAGTGTGGGGTGACGGGATATTGAACATCGGTACGGTTGCAACACCGATACCTCGGACAAGTACGGCAAGTCTATATTTTGATTGTGTCTCAGATGGGGATTTTGGCTTAAAAGTAGAGAACGGTGGTACGTTTTATTCACAGGGACAATCACGCACGGCGGCAAAAAGCGTCGTAAGTTGCTATCTTAATGCGTATGCGGCAGCAGGTTCTAAAACACTTCAAGTAGATAGGGATACTGGTTGGTTACAGAACGATTATATTGCACTTGCACCGACAAGGCAGACATATTCTGAATATGAATCAAGGCAACTTTACGCCAATGCAACAGGATCAACAGTTTCATGTATTTTGGCAACAACATATATCCACAGTGGTTCAACACCAACTGCCGCAGAATGTATTCTGTTGAATCGTAATGTTTCTATACGCACTGGTTCTACTTTAACAGCAGCTGCATATTGTTATTTAGCGGCAACATCAACAGTCTCAGTAGCATGGACTGATTTCAGGTATATTGGCACATCAACCACAGGAAAAAGAGGCATAGAGATTGCGACAACTACAGGAACGTGCAACATAGGTTATAGTAGTATTCGTGACTGTAAACAGTATATGATTTTTGTGGTAAGTGCATCTGGAAGTAACATCAACATACATCACAACAATCTATATAATCTTACCACTGGAACATCCATGATTTTTTTAACAGCAACAAGTGGAACAAATATATTTTCCAATAATATTCTCATTGGAATTGTGGCATCTTCCTCATATGGTTTTAGTTTAAGTGATATTGGTTGTACAATAACCAATAATTATGTAAGTGGTATTTATGGAACTGCATTTATATGTCAAGAAGTCACTGTTCCACTTGGTACATTTTCAGGAAATGTTGCTCATTCCAATTTTAAAAGTGGATTTGATTCGACTCAAGATATAACTAACGGCACAATATCTAATTGTAAATTTTGGAGAAATAATGGTGGGGCGGGTAGCGAAGCAGGTATAAGAATGACAAGTACAAATAAAAATCTAACTTTTTCAAATGTAGTTCTTTTTGGAAATAATTTATATAATTTTTGTACCGATTATTATTTTACAGATTTTATATTCAATAGTTGTAATTTTAATGGAGATTCAACTTTTGCGACAACAAACGGCATATATCTTACATCCAGATTTCTCCAAAATATATTTTTCGAAAATTGCAATTTTGGTGTCGCAGGAACAGGGTTGACGACACATACAAATGATATTAATTTATCAGGTACTAGAATGTCTTGTAGTAATATTGTATTACGTAATTGCAACTTGGCATCTGGAACTGAAATTACAGGACAGTCAAATTTTAATGATGATACATATGATATGATAAGGTCTGCAAAACACGATGCAACTGCAGGAAAACATAGGACATGGAAAAAATATGGAATAATTGATATAGATACAACTGCAGGTTTGTGGAGAACCGCATCTCCAAGTGAAAGGGTAACAGTCACCACAGGAAGTTCGGGTGTTGCAGAATCAGGTCACAAAAAGGCGGCAGTCGCAAGTGGCGGCACGATAACGGTTAATGTATATGTTCGTGCAAGTACGGCAGGAGATGGGGCAGTATATAATGGTGTATATCCAACTTTGGTATTAAAAAAGAATGTTGCTGCAGGAATAACGGCAGACACCGTACTTGCAACTGCAACAGATGCAGGAAAAGGGTCATTTGAGTTATTGACAAATACAACTGCGGTAGTCTCAGATGATGCTATTTTGGAGTTCTGTGTAAATTCTGGCGGTGCAGGACATACTAGTGGATGGATAAATATTGACGATTGGAGTGTTTCATAATGGGCGCAGTTGATCCACTCGGTGGGCAAAAATACTGGTTTGACGGTCTACCATTCGAGGGAGTTAAACTCCAAGATGAAGGTACAAACAAATTTTGGTTTGACGGTCTGCCAGGTGAATCATTATATCCTGCATCTGGTGCAAGTGCATGGGTAAAAAGTTTTACAGAAACAATCGCTGCAGCAACGGATGGATTGGTAAATTTATTTGGAAAAGTATTATCGGACACGCGTCCCGCACCAACGGAAGGGTTAGTAAACAGTTTTTCAAAAGCATTGACAGACACTATTAACGCACCGACTGACGGACTTGCGAAATTCGTCACATTGACTGCATT